AGAGCTTTAGTAAGCGCTTTAAATGTTTTGCTTGTGTCTGCTTCGTACTGGCCTGTCTTGGGGTTGTACACTTGCTTAGCTGATGAGACAGCTTTAATTTGCCCTTCAAGGTCTTTAATTTCTTTTTGCTGAGCTGTGCTTAAAGAACCTTGACCGCCCATATATCCTGCTTGTGCAGGGTTTTTCTTAATTTGTTCAATCTGTGCTTTAAGGCTTTCAACATTGTTGCCAGCTGCAGGGGTGCTTGCGTAATCACCACGCGCAGTTAAGCCGCTAGTAGTACGTTTCGTTTCTTCTCTAAACTGGTTTATACGGCCTTCTTTAGCTTTGTTAGCTTCTTCAAACTCACCCTGCTGCGTGTTGTACATATCTTGCGCACGGTCAATTAAACTCTGAATGCCGGTCTTTTTAGCCGCGTCCAGCGCTGCTTTAGCTTTGTCAGCTTCAGATTTCTGTTTACCAATCTCAGTATCGTAGCCTTTGTTTAACGCACCTAAATCATCGCCTTTGATGTCCGACGAAAATCCTGTGTAGCCTTTTTTAAACACATCGGTTTCAAAGTTACGTAACGCTTGACGTTCTCTTATTTCATTGTCAATGTCTTTTACGCGGTTAGTGTATTCGGTAGTTACGTCCTTAAATGCGTTGTTTTGATCTGTTTGAATTCCTTTTAGTTCATTTGAACGACCTGATTGCCATTCTTTTAGCTCACGTTGCATACGAGCTTTAGCTTCTCTGTCTTTTTCACCAGCAATATCTTTTTGCTTTTGTTTTAATTCGTTTGATGTATCTTTGTTAAACCCACTAATTCTGTCTGTGTATTCTTTCTTTAATTCTGCTGTACGTTTGTCAGACTCAGCCTTTGCTCTAGCTTTGTCAGCAGCACGTTCTTTTGCAAACGCAGCATATTCTTTAGCTGCATTCTCTTCGTTGATCTGCGCTTCTGATTTAGGCGCTGCCGGCGCTTTGGGTTTGCCGCCTCTTTTAAACGACGTTAACGACGCAATGCCGCCACCAGCCATGCCAGTATACGAACCTACGGCAGCATCTGTTGCTGGATAAATGACGTTCTGTGATATTGGGCGTTCTGCCGGCATTGCATAAGTTGGCGTGTTTTGACTAGCCATTGGGTAACGTGTGTTATCTCCTACCGAATTCATTTGCGACATCTGCTCAACCGTACCACTCTCTTGTGGGCCGGGAACCATACCGCCTTCAGCAGCTAAGTAGTAACGCTCGGCGGTACTACCGGCAGCGCGTGCTGATGGTTCAAAACGAGTGTACGCAGGAGCGTACTTTTGCATTTCAATTGCTTGCGCAATTTTTTTCTTTTCTTCCTCTTCAGGTGTCAGCATTGCACTACCAAGCGACGACGCCAAATTCATTTTGTTATCGTTCAAGAAATTTAAACCAGCACCACCTTGGTTTGTAAGAACATTTTTAAGACCAGAACCAGCTTGCGCAAACCTGTCGCCTATGCCGCTAAATACGCTAGGAGGGCCACTTGCGCCGCCTATTTGTGTTGCGGGGTTTATTGGAACTGCTGCTACTGGTGCAACTCCTTGACCTGCATTGACTCCAATGTAACTTCCAGCGCCGGTGGTGGTGGCGGTGGGCGCAACAGCGCCAACAACATTTTGATTTAACGCACCCATATTTAAAGCCGTATTACCCGCCGCAACAGGTGCTGCTGTTGTTGCTATTGATGCTGGAACTGTGCTTCCCGCAGTTTGAAACGCCGCCCCCAAATTATTGTTTACCAAAGCAGGTGCAGTAGATGCCAACGAACTAGCACTCATAAGTCCTGCACCCATACCAGCGCCGCCAAACGCGCCTAGACCTGCCATCAAACCTTTCTTTAAATTACCTGTCATCAAGCCTGTTCCAGCACCAGTAATGAGGCCGGCAGTCATCGGGTTAATCGCCCCGCCAGTACCTATAGTTAGTGCTGCACCAATGATGGTAGGAAGCAAAGATGACAAAAAGCCTGCCTCTGGCAGACCTGTTTCTGGGTTGATGGTTAGTGAGCCGCCATGCGCCATAGCCAGTTGTTGCAAACCAGCTACCTCTTTTGGGTTCATGTGGACAAGCATGGAGTCGCCGCCACGCCCGGTGGTTTGCATCTGGTTGGCTAGGTTTTGCAGGCTCATAACGCACCTTTAGAAAATTTTGTCAATAGTATCATGTGGGTAACGCAGAAACAAAGGTAAGCGTAGTCACCACTGATTGAGTAGCTGGTTTAGTTGGGCTGCCAGACGCAGCATAAAAAGGTATGGTTACATTAGACTGTGTAGGTGACCAATAAATAGCCACATTATCTCCAGCATTCATGGATAAAAAGTAATTCCAGCCTTTAATGTCATGCGATGGATTGCCTACAGCTTTACGAGCAGGCATACCAACTTTGCCAGTAGAACCGGGAATATCAACACCGTTTTGTTTTAACCAGATAAACACATCTTCCGGCGCATTATCAGCATTTTCTAACTGCGCACTAAACTGCAAGTTGTATATGCCAGCATACTCAACAGTAATGTTTGACGAATTCAACGTGACGTTGCTTGTAAAATCCGTCGTGTTCATCGTCATCAATGTTGCTGTATTTGCAGTTGTTGTTTGCGTAAGGTTGCTTGAGAATGCTCCATAAGGAACGCGCAAGTTAGACATGACAACAGAAGCATTAGCGTTTAGCTGCGCAACAAAGTTATCTAATGTGTTGAAGTACAAACGTAGAATACTGTTAAGTTGGTCTGCGTACTGGCGACTGTATTCCGTTGGTGCAACTGGCAAAGCAGGTGAACGTGTCCTTGTAAGATCAATAGATTCTGTAGTAACAATTTTAATTGTCATCTGCGTCCATCCGGCCTAACATCAATCCGTGGTACACCCAACTGCCACTGTGTTCCCAACGTGTCTGAACTTATTTTTAACGCCATCTGACGACCCCGCACGCGTGTATATACAATCTGCGTAAACTCCTGCACGTTGTAGTTTCTCTGATTTGCGTAAGACTGCGTAGACGCAACCGTTGGCGTGTCAGCTAGGCTGTAAGGAGCGCCGGGGTTTTGTCTTGGTCTTACCGTAAAAACAGCCGATGGTTTGTCGGGTACTGGATTGTTTGAACCGTCGAAGGTAATGTCAGGAATAATACGCCACACAAAACCATAGTTATGCCCATCGCCAATATCAAAGTCAGATGACTGAATGTAAGCGTTGATAGGCAGGATGGTGCCGTTGACTTCAACATCATCATTGCCTTTCTCGTGGTACACAATCGTATGCTGGTACGTTGCTGCCATCGGATTATTGCGCAAGGGGCTGTCTAGCCACGCGCTGCGGTTTAACGAACCGTAGTACCAAACTTTATCTAAGTAATTAAATATGACGTAGCGATCAACGGTAGTACTGTTAGCCGAGCAGTAGTACCACCACACTTCGCTGTACCCCTCGTTACTGCCACAGAACACTTGATAGCTTTGTTCCAGATTGATGTCGCCGTACACGAACTGACGCAAGGCGCAAGGCAGCGTTTCTACACGGCCTGTGTACACATAGAATTTATCCAACCCCATCCAATACACAATGTTGTTAGCTGAACCAATAGCGTTGGGGCCAATGATGGAGATGTTGTTTGAGAGGATGTTAAAGCCCCACACGTACGGCGGTCCAAGATACTGCATGGAGTACACGGCTGCATCAGTTAACACAACAATTTCTTGGCGAGACTGAACTGCTGTAACAATGGATGAACCGCTTGAAAGCCTGTAGCTACCTGCTTGGTTAGTAATAGCGGGTGTCCACGTTTGATAGCTTTCCTGATCTGACCAACGAATTAACAGCGGGTCTTGCGTTGTTTCGCCGTAGTCATTTGCGCCAAACGCAATGACAAAACGTGACGCATCTGAAACAAGCACTTGGGACGCAACAGTTGGGCAACTTACGTCTGTCTCATAAATACCTGAGCTGTTGTTGGAGAGCAACGTAGCTGGGGTGTTAAACAACAATACGTTTGCACCTGTGTACTGCGGCACCCACAAATACATAGCGCCGCCACGCGGGTTAATTAGTAAGTAGTCACCAAAGTTAGCCTGTGACCATAACCGTAGTTGTGTGCCTAAACCTATTGCTGACGAATCGCCCCAACCTGTAAACGTGTTAGCGTTATAGACAATTGTGGTGTTTGCGTGTGACGTAGCTATTGTGCCATCGGCTCCTCGCGTGGCTCCTGTAAACAGCGTTGCTGTATTGCCTGTGTACGTTGCCAATTCTGAATCTATCAAAACTGTGCCAGAAGCGTTTGAAAAACCTACAGTAGATACAACTGCGATGTTGGTGTTACTTGAATTGAGCGCGGCAGTCAGCGTGGTTTGCTGTGTGTTTTGGATAAAGCCGCCCCAAAGACCTGCGCCCCAACCTGTTGCGTAGCCGTACGTGGGCAAGCCTACGTTAATTTGATAGACCGCTGTAACTGTCCCGCCGCCTGTAGCACCAGACGTTGCTGCCGTTGATGCTTGGATAGAGTACGTATTTGTTGTTAAGTATGTTAGTTGAAACGAGCCGTTTAGCGTTAAGCCGCCCACAGCACCCGCGCCAGAGAACGTCACAAAGTCGCCGGTAATACCGCCGTGATTAACGTCCGTAACAACAACTGTTTTAGAACCGTTGGTCGTTGTAAAAGGGTTCGTTAATATATCGGTCGCACGTATAGGTGTGATGTCATTGTAGATACCGCCACTTTCAACGTAGTACTTTAAGTTAGTGCCTACACCCAGCAGGTTGTAGCCTTTTAGCGTAACCCAGTTAATTAGCCCTCGCGCAATACCTTGGTAGGTATATGACGATATAGGCTGCCAGCCGCCTAGTTTTTGTGGGTAGCCTGAGCGAAACCGTATCTTGTCGCCATCGTACCAACCGCCTTCATTGGCAAGCGTTGTGCCTTCGCGGTTGATTCCCGGCCTAAATTGTAAAAGCTGTAACGGCATGCTTATCCACCTGACTTGTAAGGGCGTGTACCCTGCTTGTCAATAATCAGCGCCATCTTTCTTGGTTTAGCATCTTTAATATTTACGATGCTTACATGCGTCCAGCCCCCACCGCGTACCGGGTCTGAGAATTCGCGAATCACCTGATCGTATGGCAATGCTGACGCTATGATACGCTTAACCACTTGCTCTGGCACCATACCAGCTACACGAATATCGGCGGCTGTACCATGACAATGCTGGCTAGTTTTTGACCCTTTGATCGCTGCGTTTACCTCGGGGCTACGGTAAGCAGAGTTGATACTAATTGGTTTGCCAAGCACAGCGCGAAGCGCTTCTAAAAAAGCTGCCAGCCGACGCAAATTTAGCAAGTGGTCGTTTTCTGGAGTGTTGTCTAACCCGTGTCTCGCGGCATAGTCGCTGACAGTCAACTCCTCCAACGTGAAGTTGGGCGAGAGCTTCATTTTTTAGACAGTTCCTTAGTCTTGTCTTTGCTGCTCTGACTAGAACCAAAGAAGAAATTTAAAATAGTGGAGACAACAGTACCCATGATAAAACCAAGCACCACATCAACAAAGCGTAAGTTCTTCTCAGGTATGTTGTAAGTCGTAATAAGGATGATGTAGCCAATAGCAAACGCTGACCACATCCAAGCAAACAAATAGACAAACCGACGTACCCAAGGGTCATCGTTTTGCATAGCCTCTTTGTTCATGTTTCGTGCGTCTTGCGTGTTTTTAAAATCCAGCTCAGCCATGAACTCTTCGTGCTTCATGGCAGCCATTTGAATTTCAGCTAGTTTGCTGTCGTCTAACAGACCGTTTTCGTCAGGTGTCAGTTTAATGCCAAGCTTGTCCTCAACGTGTTCAAGCCCTTTATCAAGGACAGAGTCAGCAACCTTCTGGAGTCCAGAACCAGCCAATTGCTGAAGGATGGGGGCTAGAAGAAACGGAATCATTATTTACTCTCCGCTACAACTTTATCGTCACCGCGCTTGACAGTAACTTTTCCATCCTCAACGTCTACCTGCATAGAAGGCTCTTTACGATCAAGCTTATCCAGCTTGTCAATTAACTGCTTCATAACTTCAAACTCAGGTTTGTCCTGTTTTGGCGTAGCTCCGGCTATGCTGTTTAACATCGAGATCAAAGCTGTAAGAGACGCACCTAGAAGCCCCATGACCGCAGCCATTTTGCTCTCTTCTAGCCATAAACTAGCAAGGACGCCAATTACTACAATAGTTACAATAGATGCAAGACCAAACTTGCCAATAGCCTTACCAGCTACCTCTTTTGCAGGGGAAGTGGCCTCTAGCTTGGCAAGCTCAACCTCTGCTTCCAGTTTTACTTTTTGCAGTTCAGCGTCCATAAATCAATCCATTAAGTAGAAAAACGACTAAGAGCTTCTTCTATAGTCTGGGGTGGTAATTCTTGTTTAATGATCGGCGCAGCGGACAGCGGGTTATGTTTATCCAAAAACAGTTCGTCTATAACTTCCCCACCCATATCGCGCAAAGCAAATACACAAAAATAAAGCACGTCATCTGTTAACGCCGTAACTTTGTGTTCGTGTTCTTTTTTAATAACTATAAATGTAGGGGCCGTAAACTCTTTAGCTTGATGCCCTTCTACTTCTACAGAAACTTTACCTTTGACCAACAAAGTCACATGGTCAAAATAATGCTGGTGGCCGCCAAAACTATCCCCGATTGCAGGCAGTACATTTTGACGCACCCAGACATTGCCAAAGTACCCCATTTCAGTAGACTGTAATTCATTCATGTAGCGCTCTCCACAGGGGCAATAAACACGCGGGGGGATACGACCCAGTTTTTAACCATTTCATCCCAACGACATTCTTCAGTCTCGGCGTAATTAGGCATTGGTTCAGGGGCCACCCACTCAAAAGTGACCTCGTCTAACACCCAGCTAGGAAAAGGTTTGGGGAAAAGAAAAACGTCCCTCCCGGGGTCATATATGTAACCTATACCGGCATACCGTTTACGGAACTTATTGTTGTAGCTGGTTTGTACCCACTTACCCCCTAACAAACGTTTGCAAAACTCTATGCCTTTTGCTTCGCTTTCGTGTCCGTTTTCATCGAGCATCTCGCCATTATGGACAACAATGACCTGAAGCACTATGTTATTGTCATTTAATTGCGCAAAATGTGCCATGTTATTTCCCTAAATGTAGTTCCGTTAACTCATTTTCTACCCCCAAAGTACCTACGGGAAACGTGTTAAACGCAATACTGACCCTAGTGTCTTTTCCTTCTATTACCTGAACCATGTGCGACAAATCAGAAGGAAACAAAATTATGTCTCCGGTGCCTACGGAGTACCACCAGCTACGGCTATTAAACACGTTCCATTCTTTAGGTATAGCTTGCAAAGTCATGTGTTCAGTTTTGTAAAAATAAATTCTGTCTTTTTCTCGATCTGCTCGTGGGTAAAATACTCCGCTTATATACGAGTTAGGGTGCGTATGTTGGTGATGAAATTCGCCGGGCAAAGAGTAATTAGCCCACGACTGCGTAATCCGTAGCCTTACATTATCCTTCGGTTGGTACGCCGCAACATGGTACGCATCTACAGCGTCTTCAATAAATTGTCGTATCGACGCGAGTCGTTTGTCTTTTAATACGTAACTATCAATGCTGCTTTTATTGCCAAAGTTAGATCGAGTAGGTAGGTTTAAAATAAATTCAAGTTCGTTTTGCGTAAGGTCCCGGTTTAATTTTGAAAGTCCTATAGGTTTTGGGAACAAACCTTCCACCGTTATTGTAGGTTGCCCCTCTGCGTCTACAGGCAAGTCGGACTTTAGTAGCTCTTTTATGTCAGTCATATAGTTTTAAAAAGAAATAGTCCCAGACCCTGTAAACGTATATGTACGAAAACCACCAGACACACTAACAGAGACGTTACCAGTGGTTACCGCTGCATCATATAGGCTTGAATATTTAAGAATCACAATACCTGAACCACCAGTACCGCCAGTACCGCCAACAAAGTTAGGAGGACCAAATTGCCCAGTGCCGCCACCGCCACCACCCCGGTTAATTGTTGCCTGTGCGGGAGTAGTGTTATTTGGGCTGCCGTTAGCACCTACGCCACTACCGCCGGGACCACCAGCACCTACAGCACCGTTAGCGGAACCGCCCCCACCACCAGCATAGGATAAAGGAGAACCACTCAAAGGAGAAGCTGTACCCGCACCGCCTGAACCGCCGCCCCCACCACCACCATTACCACCTGTAGCACTTGCACCGCCACCACCACCGCCAGCAAAAGAAGGGCCGCCTACACCATTACCACCGCTGTTACCTTGTGCCGGAGTACCAGCAGCGCCGCCTTGGTCACGGCCACCGCCGCCACCTGAACCGCCAGACGCGGCTCCGCCTGCGTCGCCGCCGCCCTTACCGCCGCCAGTTGCCGTGATAGGGCCAAATACAGAGTTTGACCCGCTGGTAGCCGCTCCGCCCCCACCGCCCACAGTTACCGTATAAGGAGTGCCTCCAGTTACAGTATAGTTAGTCAAAGTAAGAAAACCACCAGCACCGCCGCCGCCACCAGTGACGTAGTTTGTAGAAGGGCCACCACCTCCGCCACCAGCCACAACAAGATAGTCAACCGCAGGGGTAGGAAGTTTAGCCCCAGTCAAAAAAAGTTTAGTTGACGACGTAAACATTAGCTACTCCTTATTTAAGGTATGTAGTTTTGGGCGTAGCTGCCATACCACACAGAACCATCAGCAACAAAAGTAAATATATCCAGCCTGTTCGCGGTAGTTGTAACTGTAGGGGCCGTATTACCACTATTCCATCTAACACCTGTGAACACCCCTGTGCGAGAACCCGCTCCTGTTTTAAGAAGCACTGTGAATGACTTACCTGCTGTGGCGGTAGGCATAGTAAACGTACAGCTAGCGCTTAGGTTAGCTGTGATGATTGTGGTATTAGAAATACTAATTGTGTTCGCAGATCCAGTATTTCCATATCCAATGGTTATAGCTTCTGTATAGCCGTTTACAGTAACATTACCCACAGCGCCGCTTATCACGGTCACGTTACTTTGCGTGACTCCGTTTGCAGTGCCGCCATTAAGTGTGCTTGTGGTTAAAGTAGTGTTAGTAAGGGATAAGCTGTTACCAGAACCACTAACGATAGTTACATTACTAAACGTCGAACCGTTTGAAGTTATGCCGTTTATAGACCCGCTGCTAACAGTCACATTCGTTAACGTAAGCGCGTTAGCAGTACCGCCGTTAATTGTTACGTTAGACAGCGAGGGAATAAACGAAACAGGGTTATCCATATTTACACCATCGTTAAACACGACGGTAGATAACCCTGCAGGAACAGTGATAGTTGTACCTGTTGCACCGCTGTTGGAGCCGTTAGCTATTATTATAGGGAACGTAAGTCCATTGTCTACTATGTACTGTTTATTTATAGAGGGGACAAACAAATACTGCGGAGCGGCAATAGTTCCAATCAAGTTCAATCGTAATCTT